AAGCATCTATAAGTTTAGGGCCAATAATGCCATCAGCCCCTAAGACTTCTTTTATTTTCGCAAGAGTCTCCACTTGTGTTTTTAATTGAGTTGCATTCTCTTTCATCATATCTATCAATTGCTGCTGTCTTTCAAAATCAGCCTTTTGCTGTTTCTCCTGAAAATCAAGCATCATTTTTTGTATTCCCTGTTGAGCCTTTTCTTGCCTTTCATTTATTTTGGATATAGTATCAATAGTTTCGGCTTGTACTCGCTCTAATTCAGCATCAGCTATTTTCGCAGCCGGATCAGGCTCTTGAGGTTGGTTAGCAATGGCAGCCATGAATTCCTTATCTTTATCTGTCCATTGCTCTTTCGGAATTACACCCTGTTGCAACTTCATTCTTCTTAATCTTTCAGCAACTTGATCAAGTCCTGGGCCAGCCATATTTTTAGCGAATATATCTGAACCAATCTGCATGATTTCAGGATTCAAAGCAGCCACCTCACCCATTTGAGTAACTGTTTGTTCTTGTCTGTTGTGATATGCCGGGCCGGCTTCACAAACTACGCTATAAGTACCCTTGGAAATATCATTAATTTCAACTAAATCACCAGTTTGCTGGTCTTGCACTATTTGCCTGACTAAAAATGAACCTACAGTGCCATCTTCATTTACTATTCTAAGCTCTTGTCTCTTGTTGTATACCTTTGGATATGCCTTGATTAATATTTTAGCTGTATGGCCTACAGCCACTTCCATTGCATGGATATACTTATAATTAGATGCATTGCCTTTATTCTGCAATAGTCTTACTGTTTCTCCAGATTGACCTGATAATCCTTGGCCTCTTGATGCGTCAAAAATGTTAGCAGCTTCTTTCAAATATTGTTTTGAACTAGCAGCAGTTTCCACCAAAACACCGTCTACCTGCTTTCCTTGCGGTATAAAAGGAGGATTCACTCCAGGAACATCGTCATAGAATTGAACTGGATCTGCATTAGTATTCTGAGTTCTTAATGTTTTCTTAACATCTGGACTTTTTGCTTGCCCTTTTGTTAACCAAATTTTTTCAACTGGCTTTAAAGCCGACTCTGCTGTTTTTTTGGACTCGGAGTAATTCAAAACCCTTTGTGCATCCATTAGTTTTTCAATGATACCCCAATACACTATCTTGTCGTAAGATACTGTAAAATTACCATAAACAGGAACAACTGGTATCAACTGAAAAACTGTATCCCTTGAATCATTCAGCCAATCAGAACCATCAAAGATTTGGTGTCTAACCTTGACTACTTCTCTTTTTCTTTCATCAACAACCTGTATTCCTTGAGAAAATAATTCGTCTCTGATTTGATTAAATTCATCATCGACAACATATACACTATCATTGCTCATCTTCACCAAAAGTCGATCTTCTCTGACCTTGTAATATTTTTCTCCTATAACTACTTCATCTGACTTGGTATTTAAATATGGATCAGAATATCTTTCCCTCTGAACAGATTTTCCTGATCCTTTAGGAAAAATATCTTTATATTTCTTCATGGATAAACTTGTTAGTATCCAGCATTCATCAGCATCCTCTTGAGTTCTTTTTACAGCACCACTAGAAAACCATACTCTATCTTTGAAGTTAGTTATTTCCTTAATCAGTAAATCTTGATCAAAAGAATCAGAGTCTCTATAAACTTGCTCTATTCTCCATCCGGCAAGACCAGTGCCAGTCATAACTCTTGATGCATCTTTGTAAATATCCCTGGCAGAGGAAAGATTTTCAGTGCTACGAATCATACCGCCATAGTATTTAGCTACCTCTTCGTCTGCTCCATCACCGCTTGGTATAATCTTACTGGAAAATTCCATGGAGTCAATTTCACCCATAACACTATCCAGCAATGGGTTGCACTGATCAAATGTATATCTAGGTCTCTGATCCCAAGCTTGATATATATGTGGCTCCCACTGACCGTCCCGCTTATTCAGGAACAGATCAGCTTCACGCACCGCTTCTCTATTATCTCTATCAGTCTGTTGAGCATCGTTCAATGCTTCTAAGTTTTCCTGAAAATCATCTGGCATATGCTAAGACCCCCAAGGATTTTCGAAATCTAATGGTTCATCATTGTTGATAGCATCCGGTATAATCATAGTTTCCATCACTGAATCTGCAAGATTAGGACTTGCTATAGGTGGTTTTAATCTCTTCATATCTTTCTTAGCCATAATCTGAATCAACCCCCTTCCATTAGGAACTGTTGGTATCCTACATATTTCTGATCTTAATTTCAACAGAATTTTATTAGGTATTTCCGAACTAAAGCTAATAATATTATCTGAATCGTGTATAAACTTTCCTTTCTTAACTGCCAAGAAGGTATTATAGCATCTATTTCTAAGTCTCCAATAATATTGAGACCTCTTGTTCAGAAGAGCTTGCTTGTTCATTCTTCTTTTTTTTATATCTTCTATTTTTTCATCATCCTCAAATGGATCATCAGGTTTTTCTACGCCCTCAGAGCCCCTAAACATGTGATAATCAATATGAGTGCCTTTTAAATTCTCTCTAACCTGTTTTTTCAAGCCTATTCCCATCCCGTCACCATCCCAAGTGAAAATATTAGCTCCATTCGATATGGCGTAATCAGTCGCCCAATCTAAACCATCATTCACATCACCTATAGCTCGTTCCTGTACATCTGTAATTACGTTTCCATGTCTACAAGCAAGACCCTTAGTATCATCTCCAGTATCGGAAGGATCATGACCAACAATTTTCAATCCTCTGATCTTAAAATTAAGCTTCTTATGGGCGTCTACGCAAGCGTCGAACCATTCTCTCAAGATCAATGAATTCTCAACAGAATCATTGAAATCACCTTCCCAAATGTGGTCGTATAATGCCCTTGGTAGTTTTTCTAGATCCTCCAAGCGCTCTTCTTCCAATTCTTGCGGGAAAAATGGATTGTCCCTATAATTGATGAGCACTATCAGCCTTCTATCATCTTCGTAATACTGCTCTTTTCGTAATATGTCCCAATATGAATTCAGAAACTCCTTCGAAACAGGATCTTCACTTGATCCAGGGTTCATGATTAGCCATGTTTCTGACTCAGGTGCCCGCAATGTCGGCTTGATAACTCGGATAGAATCTTCAGACAAGAATTGCGCTTCCTCAATCCGAAAACCATTGAACCCGAACATTGATTTCACGCTGTGTATTGACCTTGCAAGGCCCTTAAATCTGATCTGACCGCCTCTAGAATGTTCTATATGGGAATGCTTGACCCTATATCCTGGGATACCTATCCTTTCGATTTCTGATTCAAGAAGAGGATATGACGAATCTGCTATTGATGATTGAAACTCCCTCATATAACAAAGCTTCTGCCCATGATTAGCGCAGCTATATAAGTCCATGTCAGCAATGGACTGAGACTTTCCAGAACCTCTACCACCAATAGCTATCTTGTACCGTTTCTTTTTCTTCAGGAATGGCTCTAATTTGGGTGGAATATAGAATGTCAGATGATTTCTCATTCATCTAATTCCACGCTATCTGCACCATCATCTTGATCTTTTTTCTGCCTATCTCTATCACTCATGATTCGTATATCCCATTGATATCCGTCCTTAGATATACTAATAGCATCCTGCCCAAGAACATGCTTGATAGCCCATTCTTCACCATCCAGCAACGCTAGTTGCAATTGCATATTCGCCAAATCCGCAACTTGTTGATCCGTAAGCATATGATACTACTCCAATGATACGTACATTTTTTCTTGTCCAACCAACATAACACAAGAACAATGAGCCTCTATGATGCGACTATCCACAACATTGAAACTTGCCGGAGAAAAACATACACAATTAGTAGTACAGCAATCCTTGAACAATGGGCACATTTTCGTTTTCATAGCCAAGTTGCTTCTATCTATCTCTTGTTGTATTTCTTCATCCATTTTTCAGCATCTCCTGCATGACGTTGACTGTTTTCATCTTGATCTTGTGCTTTTCTTGTTGTATCTCTACATTCATCTGCGTATCAAGCAATCTGATGAGCTTGTATGCCTCATCAATAGTGATCTTGCCTGTTTTCATCAATTTCATGATATCCGCCACTGTCTCTGCTGTGATCTTCTTCGTATGTTGCGCTGATTCAATCAGAGGTGTTGTAAGATCTACGATTTTCTGTAGCTCGTCTTGATCATAGTGCTTGTAATTTTTCGGCAATCCAATCTTTTTCATAGAATCAGATGTATAATAATCAGACGGATTAGCCTTGGCTTCAATCAATCTCCATCGTAATATATGATAGGTATTCGTCACAAGAAAATTGACTATATCGCTAATTGATACATCGTCTTCAATGTTCATTCTTCAGTCCTTTCTTGTATTCGGACAATTTCGGCCTTTTCTCTTGTAGTGATATATGCAACTATATTCTGAGTGTAGAAAGCTATGAAGCCTATAATCACAAGCAATACAAGCCCTTTTATGATCATATCTGAAAAAGTGTTTCTGACCCTTGCTCCTATCTGCTTTTCTTTCTCCATTGCATTGATACCCCAGGATACCAATCGCTGTGTCTCCCTTGGATCGTCAGGGTTGATGCCGAATTTCTCAAGGCATCTATGAAATTCATCACTCACTAGTTTCGGAAAACTGTCTATTTTTTCGCTCAACTCATTGATTCTATTGACGATATTTTCGCTCATTGCTGCGTAGCCTTTTCCGGCTCTGATACAACATGGCCAATATTATGGCGGGAATGAAAAGATCTTGCATGATCCCTATACCGATTGATGTTCTACTCGCTCCTGATGTATGTTCTCCGGTTGCCCATAATTCAGCGATGAATTCATGATTCATTGACAACTGAGTATATGCGAACATGACACTAGCAGCAATTGTATACAGGAAAAAATATTTCCAGAAAAATTCATTCATAGTATCGATCATGAGAATATATGCTACGAGTGATACAATACATATATGAAGACCGATACTATGATATACTTTCACTAGAAAATATGAGTCTGCCAGCATATATATTCTTCCACACATCCAGAAAAGCAAGAAAAACACTAGCAGACCCCGTTCTTTCATCATCCACCGCCACAATCAAGCATCTGGAGGTTTCTCACTTCATGTTCGATTTCCTGTATGTTCTTGATCATTTCTGAACATTTCGTTGACTCTGCTTCTAGTGTGCTATGTATCTCTTCTATCAGATTCTTTTTTTCTTCTGCATCTGCATCACAAGCCACTTTCCTTGCTCTGTCCAGCAGGCCAGAGAATTTCGTTTTCACATCCTCACAATCTATCTTCCCTATCAAGCTCTCCACGTTCTGAAAATCCATTACTGCTCCTTCTTATCATTATATATGTTATTATTCCAGGCATATTTAGCCTGCTCTATATATTCTTTATTATTTTTTTTATTTTTTCAAGTTTTTTTTTTCCTTGTAAGTTGCTGTAATTGTTACATATATTTCGCTTTAATTTAAAATTAAAAATAAAAATGAAAGTTTTTTTAAAATTTAACTTGACATTAAAATTCTCCTTGTGGTATAGTTAGGGAAAATGAGACAGAAAAAGCCAAATAATTAATCATAAAAAAGGAGAAAGAGAATGGAAGCGAAACACACAGAAATAAGCTACACGGAAAAAGAAATCAATGAAGCTAAGGAACTATATGAAGACTATATGTGTACTCACTACGAAGATATAATGAAAGATGGTATACAGATTTTCGTGAATAGAGAAAAAGATCCAGATGGGAATGTAATTTCTTTCTACATAGGGCTTGAAGATAAAGATGGATTCGCCATAACAGGATACGACGAAAATTATAGTGCCAAATAATTAATCATAAAATCTGACTACGATAACCCATATGAATATATCATCAGAAATCTAGACGTCGGCGTGACTGCTGAAGATATAGTGTCTTCAGAGGGATATGAAAATAGTTTCCAGTGGTCATCAGCTGTTGAGGAAATCATTGATGAAATCTGGGCGCAATATGAAATAGAAAATCCGAAACAAGGATAAAGGTAGTGTCAAAAATTTTATGAAAGAAGAAAAGTTTTAATGAAAGATAACTTAATATTTATAGACGCAGAAAAAACGTCCTTAGATTCACTGGATTCAATGTAGGGTCCATTGAATCTAAGGACGTTTTCTGCTTGTCAATATTACCGATAGATATAGTTATCCATCGTTTGTTCTTTGACAATCTGTTTTTGAGAGTTAGGCTGCTGCTTGCTCAATCAGCGCAACCCACTTATCGGGTATAAGAGAATGCTCTTTAAGTGCTTCAAGTGATACCGGTGTGGCGTTTTTCAAGGAGCTGTGAGGCCTCATGAAGTTATAAAAAGCCACAAAAAGTGTTGTAAGCGCCACAGCCCCGTCAAAGGTTTTAAACCCGGCCCTTGGCCTGGTGTGATATTTATAAGTACGGTTAAGTCGCTCAACAAGCTGTTTGAAGCTTCGGTATTCTTTGCTTTGATCATCCAGGTTTTTAAGACCTATTACCGTTCTTTTTGTCAGCTTGCTGTCATTGTTATTAAACCGGCAATTAAATACATAAATTATCTAGCATAGGAAATTTTTGGATGTTTGAAATAATTTTTCACCCGCCCAGGCAATTTCTGCAATTTCCTCAGATGAGAAAGTGCTTTTTTACTTAACTGATCCTTCGTTCTTACAGGTGTCCCTGAATGAACTCCAGTTTTTAAATCACAATTCAAATACTCATCCGGATTTAATTCCGGTGAATATGAGGGTAAAAAAAACAATTCTATGCTATCGGAATGATCTTTGACCCAATCT